TATATAGGAAATGGTTCCTATATCTAAAAATAAACCTATTAATTATGAATGTAAATGACGTAATTGGCAAGTTGAAAGTAATGCTTTCATCTGGTGAGGTTGTTGAAACAGTGGAAACTAAAATGGCTGAGGCTACTTTAGTTGATGGTACTGAAGTATACACTGAAGGTGAGTTAGAAACAGGAGCAATCTTGTTTGTACGCGCTGGCGAAGGTGTATCTGAAGATCCATTTGCTCCAGCTGGGCTTCATGAAACAACTGATGGGTTATTAATTACTGTCGGCGAGAACGGCGAGATCTCTTCTATCGAAGAAGCAGCAGCGGAAGTTGAAGCAGAAAAGAAAGAAGAAGAAGTAGAGATCGCAATGGAAGAAGACGAGGAAGTTAAAGTTGAAGTTAAAGAAAAAGACTTTGATATGGACGAACTAGTTGAAGCTATTGTTGAGATCGTAAAACCTCAAGGCGAAGTAATTGAAGAACTCAAAAAAGAATTAGAGCTCTTGAAAGAGAGATTTAACAAAGTAGCTGGTGAACCTGCTGCTAAACCCGTGCGTAACACTTTCTCTGAAAACAAAAAAACCAGAGATGAAATGTTTGCACAAAGAATGGATGCATTAGCATCTATTAGAAAAAACAAATAATTTAAAAAAAAGTATTAAAATCATGGCATACGGATTTGACATTACTGCATTACCAGCCTACACTGACCAAGAGTCATTGGGGTTGATTTCACGTGTAGTATTAAAAACGGATCTACTAGATTACGTAGATTTGAGAAGCGGGTTCACTAGTGGAGTGAGCTCTATTAACTTGGTTGATGCAGACCTACCTGTATCAGCATTATCTTGTGGTTGGTCTTCAGACGGTGAAGTAACCTACACGCAAGTAAACGTAACAATTGAAAGTCTCCAAAGTAAAACGGAGATGTGCGTTGAAGATTTGAGAAGTGTATACCAATCAGCATTTATGAATGCAGGTACTGGTAACGATTTCATTCCTTTCGAGGAAGTTATTTCACAATCATACTCTGACAAATTGAGAAAGTACAACGAAGGTTTCTTGATCAATGGTTTCGGAACTACTCTTGGTTTGAAAGGACAGATTACATCTGCAAACGGAGCTAACCTACAAGGTGGTACTCCAGCTGCATGGGATGCAACAAATGCATTTGGTCAAGCTTTAGACTTGTATGATGCAATTGACGAAGCAGTTAAAGACAGAGATGACCTAATCATGGTTGTTTCTCCTGATGCATACAGAGCATTAGTTAGATCTTTAGTAGCTCAAAACCTTTATCACTTTGACTCAGTTGAAGGTAACGATATCGTTATTCTTCCTGGTACAAATGTAACAGTTATCAAATCTTCTGGTTTGGTTGGTTCTGACTACAAATTTGCAGGTCCAGGTAAAATGATCCTTGCTGCTACGGGATTGACAGATGAGCTAGACAGCTTCCGTTTCTTCTATGACGAAGCAGCTGATGTAATGAAGTTTAGAGCAGCCTGGAGACTAGGTGTCGGTGTTGGTGAAGTGAACTTGTTCGCTACTAACGACATGGCGTAAATTAACCGTGCTTTGGCACACTAAAAAAAACACAAAGAATTATGGCTTGTAGTAACATCGTAGCTAATCTCGTGAAAGATTGCAATACCAATCAAGGCGGCATAGACACTATCTATATCGCGAATGGTCCCGTACAGTCAATTACTGAAACTAGCGGCAACGTGACTGCCATCACAGTAGGTGGTAGCGCTTTAGGGCCATCGGATTTCTTTGAGTTCCAAACGCCTAGACAGACCTCAAATCTGAATAGCACAATCACAGTATCACAAGAAAATGGTACTGCTACTTTCGATCAACAACTCACTATGGTGTTCAACAAAATGAACACTGATATGAGAAACCAATTACTACTATTGGCTGAAGCAACTGATTTAGTTATCATTGCTAAAGACAACAACGGAGTATTTTGGTCTGTAGGTTTAGAAAGAGGCGGTTACATGATCTCTGGTACTGCTGCAAGTGGTGTAGCATACGCAGATGCTAACCAAATGCAAATTATTGTAGGCGGAATGGAAGCTCATCCGATGTACACAGTGGATTCATCAATCGTTGAAGCATAATAGCTGAGATTGTCCACATATATAACAAAGAAAGGCTGTCGCGAGACGGCCTTTTTTTATATTACCCTTTTTCTAGTTTTAGTCCAATAACTGCGTGGTATAAATTTAGATTGTTTCCATCTCAAATTACCATCACCTAATTTACCACATAATTGGCGTTTACCTTCCATAATTAGTAGGCCAGGAGGATATGCTGACTCTAGAGATGAGTCTGGTTGCGTTAACTGTTCTTGGGTTTGGTATTTTATATCTGGTTCTATTTGTAGCTCAAACGCTGCCTGGTACATTCCATCTAGGAGTAGTCTAATTCTATCAGGATTCCACGGACCTATTAGGCTAGCATCTAGATCTCTAGTTACAGGTTTATCTAATATACCTCCATAGACCCATAACTCATAATCAGACCAGTCCATTTGTTTTACTTGATCTAACCATTTGATGAATCTTGCGTCATCGAGACTGGCAATAGGTAGAAATTTGTCGCATTTTAGTACCATAGTATATGTATCAGATTCAACTTTGAGCATTTTTATATTTAATAGTATAGAAACAAAGTTAATATAATGACGCTGTACGTTGATACACCTATACAAACAATACACGTAAATCTACCTAATTTAGATGCAGGTGGATGGGTATTTGATTTGACTAGCCAATACTCACATGAGACACAGGAATGTCCTGCAACGCTCATATCTACGAATGATAGATATAGTACATTAACTGTACAATTTCCTGCTGGGTTTGAAGATGAGCACAAGAATGGTATTTACTATTACTCTTTACGAGATGGCGATCTAGAACCCATAACATATGGATTGGTTAAAATAATAACACAACCAGGAGGTGATATAGGTACTACTACATTTAACGCTGGAGCAGAAACAGAGGAAAGAGTAGCAGATGTATTTTATAGACCAAATTACTAAATAATAATATGGAAGAACAAAACAATTTATATTCTATTACTGGCTCAGAGTTTAGCGCAATACACCTACCAGTAATTAAAGAAGTTAGAGGCAAAGATTATATGTCATTTGGACAAGATAACTTGTTTCCACAAACTCTAATTGACCTATACGATAACTCAGCAATGCACCATACTTGTGTTGATGCAATTACTGAAGGTATTTTAGGTGAAGGCCTTGAAACAATTGGAGACGAATATATTAATAGTCAAGGTGAAACTATTGATGACATTTTTGAAAAAATTACATTAGACTATGCGCTTTTCCAAGGCTATGCACTCAATATCATCTGGAATAAAGAAGGTTCTGCCATTGCTGAAATCTATCATCTCCCTTTTGCAAATGTTAGATCAGGTAAAAGAGACGAAGACGATCAAGTCAATGAGTACATGTATTCGTCGAATTGGACAAACCTTCGTAAATACCCTTTTGAAACCTATTCGTGCTTTGATGCAACCAATAACAAAGGAGACAATGCGTCTCAAATTTATTATTGTTTTAACTATACTCCTGGTAATGAGGTTTATCCATTACCTAGTTACGTTGGTGCGCTAAACGATATAAATCTAGATCATAGAATTTCTGTATTTCATAATAGTAATATTTCAAATGGATTACAACCTTCTATGATGATCAAGATGAACAATGGTATTCCAACACCAGAAGGTCAAAGAGAAATCTACAGAACTATTGAGGAAACCTTTTCAGGTGAAAATAATAGCGGCCGATTCTTTTTAACATTCTCAGATGGTCCAGAAAGAGCTATGGAAGTACAAACCATAGATGCTGCAAATGATGATTACTATATACAACTTGAGAATAGAATTTCAAGTAGAATCCTAACTGCACATAGAATTACTTCACCTTTATTACTTGGTATTAAAGATGCAAGTGGATTTAGTAACAATGCTGATGAGATTGCAGTAGCATATGCACACTTTGAAGGTACAGTAATTGAACCAAAAAGAAAGAAGATTGCAAGTACATTTGGATATATTTTGAAGTTAGCTGGTTACAATGTTAAACTTCAAGTTAAACCAAATAGATTATTATCAATGAATGAGGTGTCTGATCAGCCTGGTAATATAGCACAAGATGCACCAAACACTAGAGACACACAGGCATACCCAGACGAAATATAAATAAACACCAATGGCAGATACTGTATTATTAGTTAGTGAGCAAAGGATGAAGCAATGGACTGCTTTGGACAACAATATTCGTATTGATGTCTTGACGCCATCCATCCTCAATGCCCAAAACGTGTACACACAACAAATTTTAGGAACACGTTTCTACGATAGATTAAAACAAGGTGTAATAAATGATGACCTAACTGCAAATGAATCAGCATTTCTAAAAGACTATGTTGGTCCATCTTTAATGCAATATGCGTTATATCTTTTATTACCTAATCTAAAATATAAATTAGCAGAAAAGGGTATCTTGAATGGTACTTCAGAAGAGACTGCAGCAACGGGACTGGATGAAATGAAATATCTGAGACAAGCTGCAATAGAACTGGCACAGTTTTATGATGAAAGAATGGTGGATTATTTAAAAGATAATCCAGGTATGTTCCCTGAATACACTAATCCTGGTACAGATGGTATGATGCCAGATAAAGGCACAGCATATCAAAATCAATTAGTAACTAAAATTCCAATCAGACCAAATGAAAAAGACCTCTGGATCTACGCAGACTGTGGGACAGACTGCGATCCCGACTGTAGCAGCTGTAACTAAAGCTACTGAAGGGAATATAAAAAAATTGAAATATCTTCTTGCTCGTCAGAAAGATAAATAATTATATTTAATAATATGGTAAATGTACAACAAGAATATGTCGAGTGTGCTTCAGGTGGACTAGTAACAGAAACTGTAAATGGTAACTGGTTACAAGCATATTGTGAATTTCTAGGTATTACAGAACCAAGTAACTCTAGTTGGTTACAGGCTTTGTGTGAACACTTTGGCATTACTCAACCACTTTATGGTAGTTGGACAATAGCTTTAGCTAACTATTATGGTATAACACAACCAGGAGAATATGGTACTTGGTGGAATGCTATTCAAGATACAGTATGTACTACACCACCAGTAACTGGATGTGAATGGGGAAGTGCTCAAGCAACATTTGGTCAAGACTCTAGAATTTGGTCTTCGACTTCACCATGTACAATACCACCAACTAATGAAAATTGGGAGGTAGTTACCAGAAACTGGGAAGTAGAACCAGATAACTGGGAAGCAATATAAACAATAATTAAAAAACAATATGGCTCAATTAACAGGAAACCCAATTAAAGATTCATATCTTGGTTTAATAAAAACCACAGATAATGCAGCAATTGGTGCAACAGAAAAACAAATTACAGATGGTGCAGGTAACAATGTACCATTAACAGTAGGTACTGCAGGTGTATCATTTACTGGCGATGCAGACTTTTCAGCAGCTACAGTAACTGGTTTACCAGCTTCAGAAGTAGATGTACCTAATATCGCTAACGGTGAACTGACTCGCTCGGTTAGTGGTTACGGTGCAGACACCTATTGGTCAGCATGTACTTTAACAGTAGGTCGACCATCGCTCAATTTTCCAACAATTGATCAAGGTGCAGACCAATTACTACTAGTGCCTTTTAATATTACTAGTAGATTTACTGTAACTACTCTTGGTATTCCAATGCAAGTTATAGCTAATGATACAATTCATGTAGCTATTTTTGAATTAGATGACTCAGATGGTGGACCAGGTACTAGAGTAGTTTATGAAACTGCTTCAGTTACTACTGCCGATAACGAAACATGGTACGCATTAAC